GGTTATTCAGGCTATTCAGGTTATAGCGGTGCTGAAGGCTTGTCAGGTTATAGTGGCATAAATGGAGCTTCAGGTATATCAGGATATAGTGGAGCTACAGGCACATCAGGTTACTCCGGCTATTCAGGTTATAGTGGTGCGGCAACAGGTGTAACATTAGGTGCTTGGACTATTGGCAATTCAGGAACTAAAATGTATTTTGCTTATAGCGGTGTAAATAAATTTAGTTTAGATTCATCAGGTAACTTTGTAGCAATTGCTAATGTAACGGCTTATGGCACATTAACTTAAAAGGATAATAATGGATAAGACAAAACAAGATGCTTTAGCTTATGCTAAACAATATGATCAACAATTATATAGATATTTATTATCTAACAATTATGAGCGAGCGGTTTTTCTAAAAGGCGATCCCGTCTATCCTAGAGAAGCCACTCGTTATCTTTGGGCTAATCGCCATCTTTTCGGTAAAAATATACTTGAAATAGGGTGTTCTACAGGCTATGGATCACAATTCTTACCTAATGATATTAGTTATTTAGGATTAGATTACGATCCTATTATCATTCAAGTAGCCCACGAACAACAATGGAATGAAAACACATCTTTTGCTTATGCCGACATTAATACTTTTCCGTTAAAACAATATGACACCATTATTGCTTTTGAGATTATCGAGCATATTGATAATGGATTAGAAATAGCACAAAAGCTAAAACAATATTGCAAGCGTCTTTTATTGACAACTCCACATAATGAGCCTAAAGGATTTTGGGGCGAACATCATAAGTTGCATGGTTTAAACGAATCACATTTTGAAGGCTTCAAATTTAATTACATTAATGAGCATGGTTATATTACAGAAAAACCACAAGCCATTAATGACAAGAATAGATGCAACCTTATGATTATGAGGTGGGATCGTGCATAAAATTTTATGCTCGGTGGCCACTCGTGGTCGCTATCATTCAACACTTCCTATGGTGATCAATGCTATTGCCAATCAAACTAAACTTCCCGATAAACTAATTATATTTGATGACAATGATGCGCCTGAAGATATGCGTAATAATTTTATTTATCAGCATTTATTTAGCATATTAAATTATAAAAATGTTAAATGGGAATGGGTATATGCGGCTAAAAAAGGCCAACATCATATTCATCAGATGGCAAATAAAATGGGTTACGATTGGGTTTGGCGCGTGGATGATGACGCTATACCTGAACCTAATGTATTGGAAAGATTAACATCATTTATTTATGATGATATAGGCGCAGTTGGTGGCGCAATATTAACTTTGCCTGTCAATCCTGATACTTCTAAATGCACAGGCAAAATAGAAGATATTGATCGAGAGCCTAATATTCAATGGGCTGAAATAAAAGCAATAAAAGAGGTTGAGCATTTACATTGTTCTTTTCTTTATCGTGCCGGGATACAAGATTACAATTTAGGCCTATCAAGAGTTGCACATCGAGAGGAAACATTATTTACTTATGGCCTACATCAAAAAGGCTATAAACTTTTAGTTATTCCTAATGCTAAAACATGGCATTTTAAAAATCCTAATGGTGGCATTCGATCAGAAACTAATGAGCAATTATATAAGCATGATGAATTGATATTTAGAAATACATTAGCTTATAAAGACAAAAAGATTGTAGTGCTTAATTGTGGTATGGGCGATCACATTGTATTTAAGCGCATAATGCCACACATTAAAAACGCAGAAATATTTACTTGCTATCCTAATATTATTCCCGGCAGACCTATTGCTGAAGCTATGGCTTTATTTGGCGATGTGGATCAATGGAGTATTTATAAAAAAATGGCTGAATGGAAGTGGACTGATAGTTTAGAAAACGCTTATAGGAAATTATATCTTGATAATAATTAGCCCATATTCTAAAGCGTTAAGGAATGGAAAAACTAATCCTAAAAATTATCCTTATTGGAAGGAACTTATTAGACTAATTGATGAGCCAATAGTTCAAGTAGGTATAGATAATGAGGAACAATTAGTTGATGATTTTAGAAAAAATTTATCATTAACAGAACTTGGAAATCTTGTCGATCAATGCCGAACATGGATAAGTTGCGATTCTTTTTTTCAGCATTTTGCTTGGGATCGTAAAAAATATGGTATAGTTCTATGGTCAGTTTCCGATCCTAATATCTTTGGCCACCCCGAAAATATTAATCTTTTAAAAGATAGGAAATACTTGGTTGAAAATCAATTTTTATGGTGGGAACATACAGAGCATGATGCTAACAAATTTGTTATGCCTGAAATCGTGTTAGAATCTCTGAATGCAAAAAACACCTGAAACCATAGATGACATCTTCAATTTTCTACAAAATAAAACAATCAAAAATATTGACGCTGATTATTTCGATGATAAGAATTATTTGGTTATTCTATTATCTGATGGCTCTATCGCTTATATATCTTCTAGCGGCAGTTTGTTTATGGCTATCGAACGCCATGTTGTTAATTAGGAAAAAATAATGGATATGAATACAATTATTAATGTTGTTTTAGGTGTAGCTCTGTCGGTGGGTGGATGGTTTGTCCGTCAAATGTGGGATGCAGTTCAACAATTAAAATCAGATATACAAAAAATTGAAGTAGAATTACCAACTCATTATGTTCGCAAAGCAGATTTAGATGCAAGATTAGACAAGATAGACGATATGTTAGAAAAATTATTTGATAGGCTAAATTCTAAAGCCGACAAATAATGCCCTTAAAAGATAAGAGCAAGTGCAAACAATACTTGCGCGATTGGAAAGATAAGAATCGCGAAAAAAATCTTTTTCAATTAGCAAAACATCGTGCCAAATCTAAAGGCATTGAATTTAATATAGAATTATCTGACATAATTATTCCTGAAGTATGTCCCATTTTGGGACTTCCTATTAAAAAAGCCATCGATGGTAACCGCGATTTAAGCCCTAGCCTTGATCGAATAGATAATAACAAAGGTTACATTAAAGGCAATATTCAAGTAATATCATTTAAAGCCAATGCAATGAAGCTAACGGCTAATAAAGACGAATTAATTAACTTTTCTAATTGGGTGAGGAAAATATATGAGTAAATATAGTGAAGCCGGGAAGGGATCAAATCCTAAACTTAAAAACAAAAAAGCTTATGATGAAGGCCATGATCGTATAGATTGGAGTAAAAAAGAAGAGTATTTTGATTCCGATGAATCTACTGATTGGGATTATGAGCGCATAGAAATAATTTCACAAAATGGCAATAACGGAACACATTATTTTGAAGACTAATTGTAAAGTATGCAACAATGAATTAACCGATGAAAATTGGTGGAAATGTTGGAAAAAAAATGGCGCTAAAATTTGTATTTCATGCGGTAAAAAAAGAAACAAACAATGGGATACAAAAGACAAAGCTAAAGATAGAAAATTAAGAAATGTTTTTGGTATAACTCTTAATGATTATAATGCAATGTTAAAAGCACAAAATAATAAATGCGCTATATGTGGAACAACTGATCCACAAGGCATGGGATCATTTCATGTAGATCATTGTCATACGACAAATAAAATTCGTGGTTTATTATGTCATCATTGCAATCATGGTCTTGGTAATTTTAAAGACAATTCACAAGCATTAAGAAATGCGGCTAATTATTTAGAAAAATGATAACTTATAGAGTTGTTAAATGGATAGGCGCAAATCCTAGAACTATAAAAATGCGCAGATTAAGTAAATATGAAAGATGGTCAAATCAATATAGAAAATATAGGCGAACATGGTGGTGGGAAGAGATGCGGTGGAAACATAGACATAAAATTAATTGAAAAAATGTAATATATTGACTATTTAAATGATTAATATAGGCATTTTTAGCGTCTATTAACCATTAAAATGTATAATATATTGCACAATTTATACATATTGTCGGCATATATATATAAATACCGACTTTTTATACATATAAAAAAGGGGCAATTAAGCCCCTCTTTTTTTACTTATTCATTACATACATAGTAACTTCAAAGCCAAATCTCATTTCAGTTGCTGATGGAGTTGTCCACATAATATTAGCCTTTCATTTATAACAAGCAAAATTACTTGTCTTGCAAATTATGGCTTTTTTGCGATACAAAACCATCAGTAAAATCATTAAAATGGTAGGTCAGTTTTATCTTCTGCACCACCGGCTTGTTTTGGTTGCGGTTCTCTCATGGTAAGCCAACCATCAAAATTGACAGGAATACTTTCAATCAAGAGTGAAATTCCGCCTTGTTTGTTGCTCATAGCCACGCCTACCTTTTGCCATCTAGCTTTTGTTTCGCCGTTAGCATTAGTGTATTCGCCTGTTTTAGCGATTAAATCATGGGTTATTGCCATTTTTAATTTCCTTTAAGTTATTTACGATAGTTTCAACTTCTTGCAAGAATAAGATCACCTTATCTTCCATCATTTTTATATATTCATCATCTCGATAAATACGCTTCACGAACCCTTGTAAATGATCAGGCATTTCCGGATCAAATGACACAAGATCGCAATATTCTTTTTCAGGCATACAGGCCAATTGCCACATACATTGATCGATATACTGTTCTAATTGTTTGCCATCGGTTAAGATATTATCCAAGTGATTTTCAGGATTAGGCACTTTAATTTCAATTAATGAATTGGTCGATTCAACTATGCCATCCGGTGAACATTGGCCACTCTCAATAGTAGGGTGCAAAACAATGGCTACTTGATCCACAAAGACATTATTGTGAACTTCATACCAAGAACGCGCCAATGGCTCTAAATCGATACCTCTCTGCATCGCGGGCGTTTTATAGGTATCTATTTTACGGCCTGTCAATCTTTCCCTAATAAGCTCATTTTTATATTTGCGCCTAGTTAAAGATTCATCACCCTTACGACCTTCGGTTAGCAGATCAGCAATTCGTGATCCGCCTATGCGTCCAACGCGCAAGGCCATCCACTCCGGGCTACCCTGAACAATACCTCTAATTATTCTTTCCATATAAGTTCCTATTTAAGTGGTTTATCTAATTTTTTAGTTAATGGCGCTAATAAATACTTTTCGCCTAAAAACCTTTTTAAAGCTTCAACTTTAGTTCGCCTAGCTTCAGCTTGCATAAGTTCTTTAGCGGTTGTTGGCAAAGGATAGCCATAAACATTGCGAATTATAGGATCATTCATTATGAGCAATCCTTTTCTCTAGCTTCCATCATTGCATTAGCATAAGCATAAGCATTAATTTCAACCCAACCTGACATAGCGCCACCTTCTTGAATAATTTTTTTTTCTAATTTAGGGTTAGATAAAAGACCTTGCATAGCTTTAGCGGCAAAATAATCTCTTAATTCCATTTCTGATGCAAAAGTAATATTTTTCTCTTCCATTATAATTCCGCCTTTCTTTTATCTTTAGCATCAATGACAAGTTTAGATAAAGTTCGATCATTCTTAACTTCACCCATAACAAAATTATAGTTAGCCTGTAACTCTTCTAATGATTGGCTATGATTAATTTTATTAAGATAATCTGATGCGTTTAATGCGGCTGATTGGCCATCATCATCCGTATCGGAATAAAGGCTTAAAAATGCGGATAAGCTATATCTGCGAATGTAACTGACGGCACTCCCTAGCCCCTGACAATCTTGCTTTTGTAAAGGGCATAC